TCAATCAAGCAGTAGTAAAAGAAGAACTACGAGCAAATGACCAAGGCATGGTATATGGATTTGCAACAAATGAAACAAAAGAATATATGCCACTACCTATCACCATTGCTCATAAACTTATGAGAAAGTATGATGAGTTTAGAAGAACAACAAAAGATTATTATGCTGATGCCAAAAGTCAAGTATCGGTAGAATATAACGAGCAAGATAATCCTTGTGGAATAGCAACAATACTAGTATCAGTTTCACACTCAGATAAACTAAGCAAAGAAGAAATTAGAAATACAATTTGCGAAAAAGTAATCTCTCCTATACTAGCTGAATATGCTTACCTAATTAAAGAATATACTGAGTTAATAGTAAACCCAAGTGGTAAGTTTACTGTGTGGGGTTCATTTGGAGATTCAGGTTGTGTTGGTAGAAAAATAGTAGTAGATACTTATGGTGGAATTGGTAGAGTTGGAGGCGGATGTTTCAGTTCTAAAAATGCAACAAAGGTTGATAGGTCTGGGGCTTATTATGCGAGATATGTAGCAAAGAATATTGTTGCTCATGGTTTTGCTGATAAGTGTGAAATTCAAGTATCCTATGGTATAGGATTAGCAAAACCTTTATCATTATATATTGATACTTTTGGTACTGAAAAAGAAGATATTGACAATATCTATAATTTTGTCGCCAAAAACTTTAATTTTAGTCCTGCAAATATAATTAAAGAACTTGACCTACTAAGGCCTATATATAAATCAACATCTTGCTATGGTCACTTTGGTAGAGATGAATTCCCTTGGGAAAATATAATAACAAAATACTTAATATAAAAGAAGAAACCACATTCAAATCGAGTGTGGTTTTTTATAACTTAAAGGAGCAATATGGATATAAAGAAAATGCTAGTCGATGACTTGAAACCAGCTGACTACAACCCAAGAAAAAAACTCAAACCAGGAGACAAAGAGTTTGAGAAACTTAAAAACAGCATCCTAGAATTTGGATATGTAGAACCAGTAATCTTTAATAAAAGAACTGGTGTCATAGTTGGTGGACATCAACGACTTGAAGTTATGAAACACTTAGGATACAAAGAAGTAGATTGTGTAGTAATAGACATTGATGAGAAAAAAGAAAAAGCTCTCAATATTGCATTAAATAAAATTAGTGGCGAATGGGATACAGCTCTACTCACCGACTTACTAAAAGAACTAGAGGGTAATGGTCTTGCATCACTTACTGGTTTTGACCTAAACGAGCTAGACGACTTGTTCGCAAGTACAGTGTATGAAGTCAAAGAAGACAATTTTGATACCGAAACTGAAATAGAAGAAATAAAAACTCCATTCACAAAACAAGGAGATGTTTGGAAAATTAAAAATCATAGATTGCTATGTGGAGACAGTACAAACCTTGACTATGTATCAAATTTATTTGAAGACAAGTATGCAGACCTTATAGTTACTGACCCACCTTATAATATTGATTATGGTGCATCTGAACTTGACCGAGCAAAAGCAACTGGTAAGATTCAAGAAGATAGGTCAATTCTTAATGATGATATGGATGATGAAAACTTCTATCAATTCTTACTAAACTTTTATAAGACAGCATATCAAGTAGCAAAAGGTGGATGCCCACTCTATGTCTTCCACTCCACAAAAGAAAGTGTAAATTTTATAACAGCTATGAAAATGGCTGGGTTCAAATTATCACAAACACTTATCTGGGCCAAAGATAGATTCACTCTTGGTAGATCAGACTATCAATGGCAATTTGAACCAATACTCTACGGATGGAAAGTTGAAGATGGACACCCTCACTACTTCATACATGATAGGACTCAGTCTTCTTTGTTTAATGATAAGAAAGACTTAACAAAATTGAAGAAAGAAGAACTACTAGAAATGCTACAAGAAATCTATGAACAAATGCCTAGTGATATCATACACGACAACAAACCACTAAGAAACAAAGAACACCCAACAATGAAACCTATTACCTTAATTGCAAAGTTGATACAAAACTCAAGTCGTGAAAGAGACATTGTGTTTGATGCATTTGGTGGTAGTGGTTCAACTTTAATGGCTTGTGAACAACTTAATAGAATATCTTATAATACCGAACTAGATGAGAAATACTGCGATGTCATTATTAAAAGATTTATAAAATCATTTGGCGCTGATGGTATTTATCTTATAAGAAATGGTAAAGAAATCCCCGTACAAGATACAAGTTTGTTTAAAGATTAACCTAGACTTTCTACCCACTCTACGGTATTGTGTTATTGACCAAAAGGTCATGGGAGAAAGAAATATGAAACCAATAATAAGATTTAATAGTAAAGGTCAAAGTGGAAACATCTATGCGATATTTGGTGCTCTATACAATTTGTTTGATAAGAACAAAGCTGGACAAATTGTGAGAGAAGTAATATCAACATCAAAGAATTATGATAACTCACTAGAAATCATAAGTAAATATGTAATTCTAATAGATGACCCTACAGCAATTTAATAAAACACCTAAAGAAATGCATACAATAGCATTTCTTTTTTATTTCAATTAACGAGGTAAATAGATGAAAGATGAAATGCAAATCAAAGGTCAAGCACTAGCAGATAGAGCGGTAGCATTCATCAACTCACTAAAACACACAAAGGGTGTTTGGTATGGACAAAACTTCAATCTGCTACCTTGGCAAACAAAAATAGTTAAAGATATATTTGGAACATTAAAACCAAATGGATATCGTCAATATAATACAGCATATGTAGAAATACCAAAAAAACAAGGCAAATCAGAACTAGCAGCCGCCATCGCTCTCTACCTTACTTGTGCTGATGGAGAATATGGTGCTGAAGTATATGGTTGTGCATCAGATAGACAACAGGCATCAATCGTATTTGATGTTGCAGTAGATATGATAAAACAATGTCCTGCTTTAATGAAACGATGCAAGATAATAGCCAGTCAAAAAAGAATTGTTTATTTACCACTAAATAGTTTCTACCAAGTGCTGTCAGCTGAAAGTTACACAAAGCATGGACTGAATGTTCACGGTGTCATATTTGATGAATTACATGCACAACCAAATCGTGCCTTATACGATGTAATGCTGACTGGCTCTGGCGATGCTCGTAAACAACCACTTTTCTTCCTTATCACAACAGCAGGAACTGATAGAAATAGTATTTGTTGGGAAGTCCATCAAAAAGCTCAAGACATAATAGATGGTAGAAAGAAAGATGATTCTTTTTATCCTTGCATATATGGATTAAAAGATGATGACGACTGGACTGATGAAAAGAATTGGTATAAAGCAAATCCTAGTTTAGATATAACGGTAGATATAGATAAAATAAGACAAGCATTTAATAATGCTAAAGACAATCCAGCTGAAGAAAACTTATTTAGACAATTAAGACTTAATCAATGGGTTAAACAATCAGTTCGTTGGATGCCTATGGACAAATGGGATATGTGTTCATACGAAATAGATTTAGAAAAACTCAAAGGTCGCACTTGCTATGCAGGGCTTGACCTTTCAAGCACTACGGATATCACCGCACTTTCCTTAGTATTTCCACCAGAAGATGAAGAAGACAAATACACAATTCTTCCCTATTTTTGGCTACCAGAAGAAACAATTCCTTTAAGAGTTCGTAGAGACCATGTACCATATGATACGTGGGAAAAGAAAGGTTTAATAATGACAACCGAGGGAAATGTTGTTCACTATGGGTATATAGAAAAGTTTATAGAAGAACTTGGAAAAATCTACAATATTAAAGAAATCGCTTACGATAGATGGGGTGCTGTACAAATGGTACAAAACCTTGAAGGTATGGGATTTACAATAGTCCCTTTCGGTCAAGGTTTCAAGGATATGAGTCCACCATCAAAAGAACTTATGAAACTAGTACTAGAACAACGAATAGCTCATGGTGGCAATGAAGTTCTTAGGTGGATGGTAGATAATATCTATGTAAGAACTGACCCAGCTGGAAATATAAAACCAGATAAAGAAAAATCAACTGAAAAAATAGATGGTGCTATTGCAACAATCATGGCATTAGACAGAGCGATAAGAAACAAAAATACTGAAAGCATATATAATAATCGTGGAATATTAGTACTCTAGTTCCCTGGACTTAAAATACTTGTTGCGGTAGTGTTTTGACAAAGGAGGTAAAGTATGAAAAACCGAATTATATGCAATAAGATTCAATGCAATAAATGTAAAGACATTATTGAATCAAAAACTCAACACGATTTTGTTACATGCAAATGCGGTGCAGTTTCGGTTGATGGTGGCAAAGATTATCTTCGTAGATGTGGAAATCCTGAAGATATTACAGACCTATCTAAAGCAATAAAAATAGAAACTGAATAAACAAAATCAAAGGCACTCAAATGAGTGCTTTTTTATTTCTAAAAAAGGAGAAAAAATGGGATTATTTAGCAGAAAAAAAGAAAAACGAAACATTGACCAAAAAACTGCTGATTTCATTAAGGGTGTAGATCTAGACACAGGACAAACCAGTAATAGTGGTATAGACATTGATGAAGATTCAGCATTAAAAATATCCACGGTATATGCATGTGTAAAAGTCATAGCTGAAACTATTGCTAGTCTCCCACTTCACCTATTGCAAGAGTTATCAAATGGAGATAGCGAAAAAGCAAAACAACATCCTTTATATGGGGTTCTCCATGATGCACCAAATAACGAAATGACCAGCTTTACATTTCGAGAAATGCTAATGACTAATCTTCTATTATGGGGTAATGCTTATGCCTTAATAAAAAGAGATAAGAATGGACATGTAACAGAACTATACCCACTCAAAAGTAAGAATATGGTTGTATCAAGAGACCCAGTAACCGATGCAATAAAATACACTTATACAAACAATAAAGGAACTTCAAAAACCTATTCTCCCAAGCAGGTACTACACATACCTGCTTTTACTTTTGATGGAGTACTCGGAGTTAGTCCTATAACCTATGCTCGTGAAGCTATGGGATTAGCATTAGCAACCGAAGAATTTGGAGCGAGGTTCTTTGGTAATGGTGCAAGACCAGGTGGAGTCTTAGAACATCCAGGAATAGTAAAAGACCCAGAGAAACTAAGAGATAGTTGGAACAAAGTATATCAAGGAACAAGAAACTCACATAAAGTTGCTGTTCTTGAAGAAGGAATGAAATATCACGAAATTGGAATGTCTCCAGAAGATAGTCAATTCTTGCAAACTAGGTCATTCCAAATTACTGAAATATGTAGAATCTTCCGTGTTCCACCCCACATGATAGGAGATTTATCTCGCAGTACTTTCAGCAATATAGAACATCAAAGCATAGACTTCGTAGTTCATACAATAAGGCCTTGGATAACACGATGGGAACAGGCAATTGCAAGAGCTTTGCTAAACGACCAAGAAAGAACTATTTACTATGCCAAATTTAATGTAAATGGACTTATGAGAGGTGACTTTGCATCTCGTATGTCTGGTTATGCCATTGCCCGTCAAAATGGTTGGATGAATGCAAATGAAATCCGAGCATTAGAAGATATGAACAAAATACCTAACGACCAAGGTGGAGACCTATATCTACTAAACGGGAACATGATATCGGCAATCGCCGCAAATCAAAACGGAGGTGCAAAAAATGAAATAAATGAAGGAGGAACAAATGGAACACAACCACAAAATAGAACTTGAACGAAGATGTGTTGTCTTAAAGGAACTAAGGGTTGTCAATGGAGAAACCAGTTCGCAAGACCCTAGCATTGAGGGTTATGCGGCAGTTTTTGACTCCTGGAGCGAAAGTTTAGGTGGCAACGAACCATTTATTGAAAAAGTTTGTAAAGGTGCTTTTGCTCAAACAATTCAAGAAGATGATATTCGTGCTCTATTCAATCACGACCCAAACTATGTCTTAGGCAGAAATATCGCAGGAACACTTACCTTACAAGAAGATGATAAAGGATTACTTGTGAGAATTACTCCACCAAACACTCAATGGGCAAAAGATTTGCTAGTTTCTATTGCTCGTGGAGACATAACACAAATGAGCTTCGGTTTCACGGTAGAGTTGGATAGATGGTCGTATGAAGAAGGAAAAGATGTAAGAGAGCTATTGAAAGTAAAACTATTCGATGTAAGTCCTGTCACCTTTCCTGCCTATACCCAAACCGAATGTGGACTTCGTTCACTAGAAGAAATCTTCAAGACTCACAAACAAGTTAAAGAAGAAAGAGACAAACAAGTGAATGAAGAAATTAAAAAGAAACTTGCATTAAAAAAACAAAAACTAAAATTTTTATAGGAGAAAACATGAGAACAATTAAAGAATTAAAAGCAAGACGTGAAGATTGCAGATTAAAGGCAATCAAAATTATTGAACAAGCTGAGAAAGAAGATAGAGAATTGACTGAAGATGAAAACAAGGAAATCTCTAAACTAGAAGGCGAACTTAAAGGTTGGGATGAACAAATCGTAAGAGTTGAAATCTTTCAAAAACCTAAAGAAGAAAAAACAAACGAAGAAAAGAATGAAACTGAAAGCAAATCAGAAGAAAATGCCGAAGTATTAAAAGACGACCCAAACAAAGAAGAAGCTAGAAAGTTCCGTAGTTTAGGCGAACAAATGATGGCAGTATATAGAGCATCTACTCCAGCTGGTAGAATTGATGCAAGATTAACCACCAGAAGTGCAAGTGGTCTTAATGAGACTAACCCATCTGACGGTGGTTTTTTAGTTCAAAAAGACTTTGTTACCGAACTATTAAAGAGAACTTATGAGACAGGTATTTTGGCTTCAAAAGTAAAGAAAATTCCACTTACTACTAATGCAAACGGTATTAAAATAAATGCAATAGATGAATCATCAAGAGCTAATGGTGCTCGTTTTGGTGGAATCCAAACTTATTGGGAAAATGAAGCTGACCAAATCACAGCATCTAAACCTAAATTTAGAACTATGGATTTGTCATTAAAGAAACTAACTGGACTATGCTATGTAACAGATGAACTTTTGCAAGATGCAGCCGCACTTGAAAATGTAGTTCGTGAAGCATTTGCCGAAGAATTTGGCTTCAAAATTGACGATGTAATCCTAAGTGGTACTGGTGCAGGACAACCTCTTGGTATCTTAAACAGCGATTCACTTGTTAAAGTTGAGAAAGAAACTGGCCAAACTGACAAAATTACTGTGGAAAATCTAGTAAAAATGTGGTCAAGATTATGGTCAAGATCAAGAGCAAATTCAATTTGGTATATCAATCCAGAGATTGAACCATTACTTTACACATTAAGAGTTGGAGACCAACCAGTATATATTCCAGCTGGTAGTCTAAGCAATGCTCCTTATGCAACTTTATTTGGTAGACCAGTAGTTCCACTAGAACAATGTTCAGCACTAGGCGAAGTTGGAGATATTATCCTTGCAGACTTCTCACAATACCTATTAATCGACAAAGGTGGAATTAATGCAACAAGCTCAATCCATGTAAGATTCTTATATGATGAGAATGTGTTCCGTTTCATCTATCGTGTGGATGGACAACCAGTATGGAATAAAGCATTGCAACCATACAAAGGAAGTGCATCAGTAAGTCCATTCGTAGCACTTGCTAAAAGAAACTAATAATCAAGGAGAAACACAATGAGTAAATACATAAACAATAAAATTGAAAGTCTAGTAGATGCAGGAGCAAGTTTTGCTTCTGCTATCACTACTAAGGAAGTAAAACTAGATAACTATCAAAGTGCAAAAGTAGTTATCAGCACAGGTGCAGGAGATGAATCAACAACTATTGCAAAAGTTATTACAATTCTTCCAGATGCAACTGAGAAAGAAATTAAATCCCAAGAAATTACTATTGGTAACAATACTGAAAGCAAAATCGATATCGTAGCAGATGAATTGGCTCACGATGATGCAAATAGTTTCAAGATTACAATTGATGCTGTGGCAGACTCTACAATCACAGGTTCAGTTGTTGTAGTTCTTGGAGATGCTAGATATAGCGAAGAATAATAAATGGAGAGTGATGAGATATGCCAACATTAGAAGAAGTCAAACTATACCTTAGAATAGATAATGATGAAGAAGACACTCTCATCAATTCACTAATAGAAACAGCAAAAGAAATGGTAGAAGGGATACTCCGAAAAAGTCTTTCGGAGTTCTCCCCACTCCCAGAAACAATTAAACAAGCAATCTTATATGTTATTTCAACATTATACGAATCAAGGCAAGTAGATAAATCCTATGGAATATCAATGCAAGAACTAACCGACACAATAAGAAGATTACTTTTTGCTTATCGTGATGAGAGGTACTGATGCATATAGGAGAATTAAATAGAAGAATTGAAATCCTAAGGTTTCAAGAAACACATGATGAATATGGTGGTATTGATGGAGAATGGTTGCCTCTACTAAAACGATGGGGAAAAATTGAAGATAATGGTGGAAATGAAAGTTTTGAAAAAGACCAAAACAAAGCCACAAAAGTAATTAAGATAACAATTAGACATACCCCTCAAATACAAGAAATTGATAGAATAAAATATCAAAATAGATTGTTTGAAATAGAGTCAATCTCCGACCACAATACTGGTCATTATATGACGGTTATTATTTGTAAGGAGATAATAAACAATGGCTTATAGTGCTAAACAAAGAAAGCTCCAAGGAAATATAAAAGGAGCAAAAGAAATTGCAAAAGAACTAAAACAAATGGGAGAAAATGCAAAAGATATTTTGTCAGTAGCAGCCAATGCAGGTGGACAAATTGCCCTTGAAGATGCAAAGAAAAATTGTCCAGTTAGAACTGGAGCATTGAAAAACTCACTCAAAGTTAGAGTCAGCAAACAAAGTCCAACAAAAGCAGAAGTAATTATAGAATATGATAAAAGTTTAAAGTATGGAACATTTGTTGAATTGGGTGCTCGTGGCTTACCCGCTAACCCATTCCTTAGAAATGCAATAGATAAAAATGTACAAGCTATTAACAACAAAATAACCGAAATAGTAACTACTGAGGTAAATAAAGTACTATGAAAAAAGATTTCTTACAAAGTTTATATGAATACCTTAGTAAAAACACTGACCTAAACAAAATCGTTGGAGAAAACATCTATCCCATGTTTATCCCACAATACGATAAAATACCGGCCTTGGTATATTATCCAGTATCAGCAAGTTATGATTCAGCATTACAAAAAGATACAGGATTCCAAAGAATAATTGTGCAATTCGATTGTCACGAAACAACGTTTAAGAAAGCAAGAAAATTATCAAGATTAATAAAAGAAATGTTCCAGGACTATCACGGAGATATGTGTGGAACACTTGTCCAAGCAACATTTATAAAATCAGACATTATTATTAACGATTCAAGTAGTAATAAGTTTGATGCTAAAGACTCGGTTCATGTAATTGAATTCGAGTTTTTTATTTAATTTTTTATAGGAGGAAAATATGGCAATAGCAGGAAAAAACGGAAAAATTTGCCTAGGCACATCCAAAATTATTGGTATGAAAAACTGGTCTCTTTCCCTAAGTGTTAGCACCTTAGATACCACTTCTCTTGGAGATGATTGGAAGTCATACATTTTGGGTCTAAAAGAATGGACAGCAACAAGTGATGGAGACTATACAATCACATCAGCAAGTGAGCAAGAAGCAGTTCAAAATGGTCTTCAATCAGCATACTTAACAGGAACTCCAGTAATCGTAAGAATGTATGTAGATGAAACCCATTACTACTCTGGCACAGCAGTAATCACATCACTAAGTATTGATGACCCAGTAGCAGATGTGGTCGGCATTTCAATCGGCTTTACTGGTTGTGGTGCATTAACTTTTGAAGAAGGAGAAATAGAATAACATGAAAAAATCTGTAGTCGTAGAACTAGACAAAGCTAGAAACCTTAGATATGGAATTAATGCTTTGTGTACTATTGAAGAACTAACAAACAAACCCATAACAACATTAGATCTCAATAAACTTTCAGTAAAAGATTTAAGAAGTATTTTGTATGCAGGACTAGTACATGAAGATGACACATTAAGCCCTGAAAAAGTTGGTGCTTTAATTGATGATTACTCAGATATAGCAACTATTTCAAACAAATTAGGAGAAGCATTCACCTTGGCTTTTGGCAACCAAAAAAACAAGAAAAGCCCTCAAAAGACAACCAAAATTGGGGGTTAGAAAAAATATACAATCTTGCAGTAACAAAAATAGGTTTAGATCCTATCAAAGCATGGGATTATACACCATTTGAACTTACTTTACTTTGTGAACAAGTGGTAGAAAAAAATAAGCGCCAAATTGATGAACTTATATTTCTCGCTTGGCATGTGGAAGCATTTGCTAGACACAAAAGACTTCCTAACCTTTCTCAATTAATTAAGGACACACACAAAGTAAAGACTAGCTCAAAATCGGATGAAATCTTAAAAGCTATGGCAAGAGAAAAAGGTGTAATTTTATAAACTTACAAGGAGATAGAAAATGGCTGTAATAAGAAACTTAGTCGTAAAAATCGGTGCAGACATTGGTAGTCTTGTAAAAGGACTAAAATCAGCACAGCAACAATTAGATAAAGTTTCAAAGCAGATGTCTAAGGTTGGAGCATCATTGACAGCATCTTTCACTGTCCCTTTTACAACCTTTGCCACATTGGCCATTAAAGCAAGTAGCGACATTGAAGATAGTATGCTTTCAGTCGAAAAAAGTTTTAATGCTACAGGCAAAGAAATGGAAACTTTAACTAATATCGCAAAAAAAATGAGTGCAAACACGGTTTATAGTATAAACGAAGTTGCAGACTCTATGAATTACTTAAAATCTGCTGGTTATTCAGTAACTCAAATGGAAGATTCTCTTGTTACATTGACAAATTTAGCAACAGCATCTGAAATGGAATTAAAAAATGCCACAGCTGATGTTGTAAAGGTTTTAAGTCAATTCAATCTAGATACTAGCGAAACAAATAAAGTAGCAAACATAATGTCTGCTACTATTTCAAAAACAAGTCTAACATTAGATGAATTAACAACAGCACTTTCAATAGTTGGTAGAACATCTACAAGTGTTGGTTATTCAATAGAAGAAACATCAGCCGCAATTGCTCTACTCTCGAATGCAGGATTCAATGCTGAGAAATCTGGTAGTTATTTAAAATCAATACTAACCCAGTTACAATCACCAACAACTGAAATGACAAAGGTACTTAATGACCTAGGTATATCAGTTGACAGCATCAACCCCAAAACACATAGTCTTACTGAAATATTGGAAACATTTGCAGATGCTGGAATAACTTCTAGCCAAGCAACAAGTATGTTTGGAGATGAAATAGAAAGTGCTTTTATGTCCTTAGTTTCAAAAGGTTCGGACTCATTAAATGAAATGACAACTTCATTGACTGATACAAATTCAGCAGAAGAAGAAGCCGAAAAGAAACTAGGTACATTATCAAATCAATTAAAAATAATAAAAAATCAACTTAATGAAATATCGATACAACTTGGAGATGTTCTTCTACCTATTCTCAAAGATTTCCTAGGTAATATGGTAATGCCATTAATAGATAAATTTTCTAACCTAAGCGATGGCACAAAAGAACTAATTATAAAGATTAGTGCCATAGCCGCAGCCCTAGGACCAGTGATACTTACAATAGCAAAACTTGTAAAAGGTATAAGTTCATTAAGTGGTGTATTCTCAGCATTAGCATCACCAGTAGGACTTATAATAGCCGCCATCGCCGCAGTAATTGCAATAATGGTCTCGCTATATAACACCAATGAAGAATTTAGGAATAAAGTAAACGAAATATGGGGTCAAATAAAGGACTTCATATGTGTAGTAATTGAAGATATCAAAGCATTTTGGGAGCAACATGGCGAAGCAATAAAAGATGCAGTAGTAAAAGCATTTGAAGTAATATGGAATATCGTTTCTTCTGTGTTTAATGCAATAGCTCAAGGTGTTTCTACTTTATTTAGTTACATACAACCTATATGGGAACAACTAAAAGCAGTATTCTCATCACTTTGGAATGTAATGGTGGAACTTTATGAGTTATTAAAGCCCATTTTTGAAGCTATTGGAGCAATTGTCCTAACCTTATTTGCTGTTTGTAGCGGGGTTATTGAGGGCATAATTTCAGCACTTGGGCCTTTTATTCAAGCAATTTTGGATGTGTTTCAAATAATAATAGATGTTGTAGGTGCAATTGTTTCTTTATTCAAAGGAGACTTTACTGGAGCATTTGAACATCTACAAAATATAGGAACTGGGTTTGCTAATTTCTTCTCAAATCTATGGCAAGGAATACTAAACTTTGGCAAAGGATTCGTAGATGGGTTTGTGAATATGTTTAACAACATGGGAATAGACATCGTCTCAATTTTAAAAAATGTTTGGAGTGCTGTTTCTAATTTCTTTGTAGACTTATGGCACGGAATTAGCAATACGGCATCTAACATTTGGAATGCAATAACTGGTGTCTTTAAGGATATTGGAAACTGGTTCGGAAACCTATTCAAAGATGCATTTAATTGGGGTAAAAATCTAATAAATATGATTGGAGATGGCATTCGTTCAGCGGTCAATTGGGTAACTGATGCTTGTGGTTCAGTAATTGACACAATCAAAGGATGGCTGGGCTTCGGCTCTCCAACCGAAGAAGGTCCAGGACAATACTCTGATGAATGGGCTCCTAACTTTATGGATATGTATTCCAAAGGTATTGAAAGTGGACTACCAGACATACAAGATGCAGTAAATCAAGTAGCATTAACCCTTTCTAGTATGAATGGCAATAACTATTCTAGCGATGTATCAGCAGGAGAAACTAGCATCGGTGGAGATATTCTAAATGGATTACTACAAGCTCTAAGTATGCAGGATAATAAACCAACTGAAACTGATAAACCAATAGAACTAAGTATTGATGGTACGGTCTTTGCTCGACTAATATATCCATCTTTGACAAAAGAATTTAAAAGAAACGGAATTAAACTAAGCGAAGGAGGTTTTATACAATGATATTCTTTAAGATAAATTCAAAGACATTAACAAAAAACCCTTCTTCAATTAGTCACTCTATAACAAAAATTCAAAACCAAGATAGAACAATGGATGGCACTATGGTAGTAGATATCATAGCAATAAAAAATGTTGTAAACGTAGAATGGAAACTATTAGATAAAGAAGATATGACTAAACTAAAAAGTGAAATAGAAAGTGGCAATTTTGTAACAATAGACTTTTGGGATAGCGAAACAGAGACAAATGAAACTATGAAAAACATTGTTGCAACGACCACTTCTTTTACTTTTTCACCTTACTATGATTATACGACTGATAGCATTCGTTGGAAGGATGTAAAAATATCCTTTACTGAGAGGTAATTATGGGATATGAAGCAAGTGTAAGAAAATTACATGGAAAAGTCAAAATTCTTTATCAAGGGGCTGAATCTTCATACGAAATAGATATAACAACTTCAAGTCAAGCTGAGATATCTTTCCCAAAGCAAACATATCAGGGAAACCTTACACCTACGGTAAAAGCATGTACTATGGATGGAAACTCCACTATGAATGGAGAATATCAAATGCTAGGATATGATTGTATTGTTGGTTGGTGGTCAAACGAATTATGTGATGCAAATGGTTACTTTACTAATCCCCCATCTTTGACAATGAACTTTATTAAAAGACCAGTCAACACATGGACAATTGTTGGAGACAATAAACTAAATCAATATCCAGTTGACTTCGATATCATTGCATATGATGAAAATGGAAATGTTCTAGCAAATCAAAAAATAACAAACAATGAATTGATGCAGTCTAGAGTTGTATTTGAACCATCATTAGAGAATGTAAAACAAATGCAAATCATGGTTAGAAAATGGAGTCAACCAAATGCAGTCGCAAAGATAATTCAATTCTTTGATACATTAGAAGAAAACTATACTGGTAACGATCTAAAGAATTTTGAAATTCTTGAATCATTAGCAACTGATAGCGAAGGTATAAGCTATGGAATCAATTCAGATACACTAACAGTGTGCATCTACAATAGAGACCGAAAATTTGACTTGGGATACTTAAAGGACTTCTTGTTATTAGATAGAAAGGTTATTCCTTATATTGGTATAGAAGATGAAGATGGAAATATAAATTACACTCAAATTGGGGTCTTCTACTCCGATGAATGGTCAGACCCACAAAAAGACCAATGGGTAACATTAAAGTGCCTAGATAGACTCTTAAAATTCCAAAAAGTAACATATATCGGTTATCCCTTTGCTCAAAACGTATCACTAAAAACCATAACAATGGATATCTTACAAAAAGCTGGACTAACAGCAGGAGAATACGAAATAGATGACAAACTAGAAGAAATGGTTGTTCCCTATGCTTTCCTAGGCAAAAAGTCCGTTTGGGATGCATTACAAGATGTTTGTAATGCTGGTCTATGCAGAGTCTATACAACAAGAGATGATAAAGTAAAAGTTTCAGTAGAAAATCTTGAAATTCAGCATAGTGGTATAGAAATTCGACCAAATAGAATATTTGATTACGAAAAGCAAACAAGAAAAACCGACTTCTCAAACCATATAGAAGTAAACTACTCAGACATAAATGCAAGTCTAACCGAGTCCACTCGTCAAGTGGTTTATTCCAATGCTATATCAATAGATGCAAAATCTAAAAGGACAATGATAGTAGACTTTTCACAAAATGTTACTGATGCATCTCTTTCCTATTTACCACTAAACAATTTGAAACTTAATTATTTTGAATCAAGTATAAATTGTGGAAAATTTGAAATTGAAAATACATCGGATGAACTAATTATTGCAAATATTGAGATTACTGGATTAGTTATTCAAGTGAATACTCAAACGGTAGTAATTGAAGATGAAGAATCGGTTGAAAACTATGGTGTAATGGCATACAAACACAATTCAAGCGACTTAGTACAAACATACAATCGAGCAGTAGAAATTGGAAACTATCTAATAACAATACTTAATCAAGGAAGTGGTAATGTTCGTGTTACCTGGAGAGGAGACCCATCTCTACTCCTTGAAGATAAATTCACATGTGAAGATAGGTTCGGCAAAAGCAAAGAATTTATTTGTCAGTACAATAGATTCACTTTTGATGGTGGTCTAAAACAAGAAACAAAAGCAAGAGAGGTATAAAATGGCAACAATAAATAATAGTTGGTCAGAACCTAAAAGCGACTATATAAGTACTGACCAAGTAACACCTAATATATTCAATGAATTAGCAAAAAACGAAAAACACTTAAAGGAAATAGCTTGTGAAGTAATCATAAGAAAAACCGAGAATTCCACAACAACTGAAACAAGAACAAACAAATTAATAATTCTAGATAATAAGCCATTTTTAGAAGATGATAGTGGCAATCTTACTGAGATAAAACTAGTAGCAGAAGTAGCCACAAAAGATGCAAACGGAAATACTATTTCAAGCACTTATGCAACTAAAAACGGTGTAGAAAATCTAACAAATAAAACATATAATGGCTTCACATTAAATAATGCTTGTGCAAAGGATATTGTAGACAGTACATCGGCGGCAGGAATAGGAACATCTGATAAAGTTCCTACTGAAAGAGATGTGTATTATGGACTACCTACAATAAACAATTCTCACTCCTACAATTCCGACACAAAAATATTTACACCGACAAGTCAATTGTCTGAAACAAATGAAAAAAGATACATTGTCGGATCTTCTTCTACAAGTTCAATGAATACTGAACAAACAAACTCAAATTGCTATATGCAAAGTGGTCATTTGTATAGTAATGGCAATCAAGTTATGAATAAAGCTATGTTTGTTTTGGATGGCTCAACACTAACGATAACAACAACCTAGGAGGTATAAATGTTATATGTAAATGGAAAAGAAATTGAAAAAGTCGTTTACAATGGTAAGGATTTAGATACGGTCTATTATAATGGCGTAGAAGTATTTACATCTGCAAGAGCAGTCACATATACATTAACAAACCTTGTGCAAATATCTTGCCCATCAAAAGTCAAAAATGGTGGAACATTAATAGCTCAAATCGGTGGAGCAAGTGGATATCTAACACCAGATAGTGTTGCAGTTACTTTAGATGGCACAGCACTAACAACGACATCTTCAAATGCATCATATTATACCTATGATGCAAATACTGGAACAATCACGGTATACAACTGCACAGGAGCTATAAACATAACAGCAAGTACCGATTTGCGATACTCATCAGTTTGGGTGTTCTCTGGCAATTCAGTTACTAAATATACTGGTTCGGATATAGACCTAACAATTCCTTATTGTTATAAATCCTATACAAGAAACAATTCAACATATTATGTAGTTGCAAATGCAAGTACTACTGGATATACAAATGTAACAACTATTGCCGCTAGTATGTTTTATGGTGTAACAACTTTGAGATCAGTAACGGTATATACCCCACTTA